ACCAGTTGCACTGTCGAACACAAGATCCAGGAAACCCCGTAAAAATACGGGGGCACCGCCACGGATTCTCCAAGTAGGAGAAAAGTGGTTGGGATCCACGGGCTTTCGCCACGCTTCAAGAGCACTTTAAGAAGCGCAGGGTATCCATCGATGGAATTCTTTGGTACCCTAGGGACAGATACGTAGGCCTTAACCAGGGGCCTCTGTTCCTGCCTGTGCCAATGTGTGACGTCGTAGACGTCTCCATGGGCCCACTTCCCGAGCGCGCCACTATTCCGGGTAACAACCGGAAAATGGGGCAAGATACGCTGGATATACGTATCAAGCCAAGCAACGCTTTTCTCGTACGCCAACTCAAAGAGCTGGTTGCGGAGAGCGACGATTGCTTCGAGCTCCTTCACATCCCGGCGTGATTCAGGGAACAACTGACGAACGCGGGCTACCCCAACAGGGTAGCCATCGTAGAAGTCAGCCCCACAAGATTCACGGAACTTCCCGTTCCAGAAACTCTTGCGTGTATTGACAACGGCACCATAATGGTGCAATACACGAATCACGTCTTCCACATATTCTACAGGGACAACAATGTCATCCCCGTAGACACGCACTTGCCCATAGAGATTTTTAACATCTCTAGAGGTAAGCGGACGGTTGAGCGCTTTTTCAATTCCGAGAAAGACCAAGGTGCAAAACACCATGGCCTCGATCGGGAACGTCAAAGCACTACCCATCGATGCGAACTTGGAAAGATCAATGATCTCGCCTTGAACATCAGCCCGTAAAGACCGAGAAACCTGCACTGCCTCCCCTATCCAGGGGAAGTTAGCAAACATCTCTTTCACGAGTTGATTCGACACTCTATCTGAGGCCTCTTTGAGGTCTAGCGTCGCGAGCTTACCGCTCCGACTGCCTTCTCTAGCAAGATCCTGGTTAGGGACTTGACTATCGAAGCAGACAAATTGACGCGCATTGTTATCAATGCGTATCTCTTCCTTCATCATTCCCAGGATAGCCTGCTGTATGAACATCATAACAGTAGGCTCCATAGCAATGATGCGGGGAGTACCGAGCGTCTTATAAACATCAGTGACCACAACGGGTCGCTCATGTTCAGGGTGACGATGGTCCACATGGTTCTCTACCCAGTCTTGTTGACTGTAAGAGGGAGAGCCCCATTCAATGAATGGGAAAAGCTCCTCCAAGCGCCACGTCCACTCGTCTAGAGTGAACTTCTGATTGCCTTTTAAGCGATCAGCTGTGGCGCCTGGACCATGTGCTGGTGTCAATTCTCCGTAGTAGATCCTTTGATCGAAACGGGAATTGAGACGTCTCCAGAGGAGATTAGCCATACGCTTGAAGTCCAGCAGATCGCTAGAGCTACGAGCGCGGTCACCAGCGCGGACGTCGTCTTCGCACTTGATGTATTCTTTGTACGCGGCCTGTACTCGTTCATCTGAACAGCGCAGTTCCACCTTGCCGTACGCCATTGTTACCTGACGTACAGCTTGGATCGCCGTAATACTCGGAAAATCAAGCAACCGTCCACTCCCACGGTCGAACACTTGCTCCAACAGCCCACCCAAGAACTTGGGGAGCTGACCCTTTCGCTGGAAACCAGCAAAAACGGAGGGAAGCACCTGACCTTCATCCAAACTTCTTTCGAAGTCCTTGGCGAAGGCAGGTAGGGTAATCGATAAAAACGATTGTCCTTCATGTTCGAACCGATCCGCGATTGTTTTAAGATCGCGGTGGGTGCTTGTGTGACATCTGTCGCTGGCGTCAGCCAGCAACATCTGTAGGAACACAATTTGGCTTTTCATGGATCCCTTTCAAAGGTGATTCATCCAAAGCCATGGCGCGCAGAGGGGTGAAAGCTTAGCTTTCACCTCCCAGCCACTTAATGAGGTTCGCATCGGAAGTAGCAGAGAGGTTTCCAAGGAAACCCTTGATCTGGTCCTTCTGATCCGCGAGCGACATCCCCACGTTGGGGGTAATGGCAACCAGATAGACGCCAAACGGAACCACACGGTTCACGTCAGGGAGAAGCGGATCGGCCGCAATCTTCGAGGTATCAAGGCGAATGACTCGACGAGTCGACACCTTACCCGGAGAGTGCTGTACCGACAGCTTCACACTTGCGTCGTCCTTCTGGTAGATAGCCTTCATGTCGCCGACGCTAACACGAGGCAGCGAGTTCGCTACCGAGTTAATCGTAACCGACTGAGGTTCTGCGAATGCCATGGCGATTCCTTAGGTTAAGCCGTCCTTTTGGGACGGTACTACTTTGGTAGACCCTGGGACATTCCCAGGGCCGCAAGGATGGCCCATTGCTGAGGCGTAAATGCCTCAGGGGTTAAGCCAAACCCGAAAGGTGATGCTTGAGCCCTAGCTTTGCTATGGAGCTCTAGGTTAAGCGTGATAGGTCTCTGAGTCCAGTAAGGACCCGGATAGTTATCAAGCAGTAGACCACGAGGGAGAACGATCTCGGTCGAGATTCGCTTCTCCATCATGATATACCCATACTGCATCACCAGATCGTCGGCTAGTAGTGCTGAGAGGTTTCCCAGCACATCACCAAAATTGATGAACCAGTCGGCGAGCCAGGTCCAAGGCTGAAGATTCCAAAGAACTTCAGGATCTAGACGAGTGCCAAGTAGCAAATTGGCCTCGTGTTCAATCTCCGCGAGGTGTTCAAGCGCAGTTTCAATTTCCGGGTAGTAAAACCGGAAACCTCCACAGAAGTGACTGTTAGTCACAGTGCTTGTAATCTCTGACGGAACTTGGCCACCAGTCTGAACACGGGTACTTACGCGCGCCGGTTTTATCTCCGTCGCGAGCTCGTAATTACTAAGTGACTTTGTCAAGCCACTCACCGTGTTCCGAATAGTGTCGAAACGGTACGTACGCCTCAGGAGTTTGTTTAGCTGCTTCTCGTGTGCCTGCAAAAGCTCACGAGAACTGGTCACCACCTTACACAGCTGTGTAAGGTCGCGAACCAAAAGGAGCCAACCAAACTGGACATTCAAGTACTCTGAACCAGAGTTACGGAAAATGTCACGTAGATTGCGACTACGCGTGAATAGTGAACCAATCAGGGTGGGAATCCCATCCTTCCTGAGTTCACCTAACGCGACGGCAAGATCTACTCCCGGTTTCCCGGGACGACACCGCGCTATCGCGGTGCCGCCGAGGGCGAACATAGAAGTGTTCTGGATATTGATCTCAGACGGACTAGCCAACGCGAGTGGGGTTTTAAACCCATTCAAGAAGACCGGTCCACTATGAAACCAATTCCAGTCATTGCCTGTATACTTTCCAGCTACGGACACAGAGTCCAAGTCGGATCGTAACGAGCCCTTCTCTGTTCTGAAGGCTCCACCCAGATCCCTGGTGGACATAAAGTCCATCCAGAAATCCGACATTCGCCTCGGTTTCCGCCTCTTCTCCTCTTCAACAAAGAAGAAGAGAGGGTGGTTTGAGGTTCGTGTCTGTTGCTTCCAGAGCTTGACTGTGAAGTCATACTCTGAGAGCGACCCGGTGGAGTTCCTAGACGTACCGTGTATTCGAGATGGTTGAGCCTCACGGCTCTTGATCTCTTGTACCATAGTTCGACCATCTTTCCTACAGATATCCTTAGGCTGAGTATATACTCAGCCATAGACAGAGCATACAGCTCCGGTGCCCCCCTTGCGG